ACCATCACCCTTGTACTCAAAACCCGACGCCTCAATCGGTAAAGGCTGGTAATCAATGCCGCCGTACTTAATCGAATATGCGTTTACAGGGTCATCATTACCGGTTGGCACGTCTGTCTTGCGGTTTGTGCCCGCATGAAAGTAGTACCGGTGGTCATCGTTATGCAGCTCCTGGAAAAGCTGCAACTCAAATAACTCAATGATGGCGAAAGGGCTAGAGCTAAGCAGCTCTTCAAATGCTCTGTTGCTCATGGCTCAATGACTTGCTGGAACGTGGCCGTTAGCTGGTTCAAGCCAGCGGAAGTCATCTGTTTAGACCATTGCTGACAAATCCATTTATAAGTCTCAGTTTCATCTGGCGGTGACCAATCAAAATGCTCAGCGCCACCGCGTGCCTCCAGAAACGTTTCGATCGTGTCTGTATTTGCTTCAGTAATGTTTTGCCAGGTAAGTGTCCAAGACTTGAGGTCTGTGTTCAGGCCATAGCGCAAACGTTGGCTGTAGCCGTCGCCAAACTGCACGTTTTTGACATTTGGCTTGCTTGCTTTTGCTGCTCCATAATCAGGAGCAATGTCTGGGAAAGTAGCCATCAGCGTGTCAACAAGCCTCCAGGTCGTTTTTGCTTGATCAGTTCAGCTTGCACAGCCTGACCAATTGCTTTACCAAGCCGATCAGCATTGGGTTGATCGCCTTGCACGTTACTGCCAGTTGCATCAACGTTCACGACTACGTTACCCACTCCACCACCAGAGGACTCAACACCAAGCTTGCCGTTGGCCCCACGACGTAAAGGCAACACGGCCTCAGGGCCTGCCTCACCCATTAACGCCATTGTTGGGCGGCCTATGTAACCGCCTTTGGCATAAGGGACAATTCCGTTTTGAGCAAATACGTTGCCGTTGGCGCTTGGGAAAATGCTGCCCACAAGCGAGCCAACGCCAGAACGTAGGAACATACTTGCAAACGTTTTTAACAAGCCAGACAACGATTCTCCCAAAGATTTAGTGCCATCAATTAGTCCTTCAATTGCGCTAGTCACCTGATTAGCCAACGTGTCTTTAACCTGATCAAGCGTGATTTTGTACTTATCTGTTTTTTGATTTAAGTTGTCTTGAGCCTCGCCCATTGCTTGCACAACGCCAAGACGTTCCAAGGTGTACTGCGTCAACAGGTTGCTTTGCTCAATCTCAAGGTTGTTACCGGTCAACCCTTTTTCCAAAAGTTGTTGAGATGCAAGTTGGAAACCTAAATCAACTTCAGCAAGGCTATTGCCTTGCAACCTGGCCGCATTAACTTGTTTAGTAAGCTTCAAAATGTCATCTGACGCCTGAACAATAGGTTTACCTTGTTTCGATTTAACCTTGGTTCTGTCACGGCGGATAAAACTATCGTCACTGTCATCATCACCACCCGTAAGATCCACTGAAACTGGAGTTGTAGCCCTATTAATTTCGTTACGCAAAACATCACGTTTTCGCTCAAGTTCTGCGACTGTTCGTTCTATTCCTCCAATAACGCTGGCTCTTTGTCCCAAAGGATCTGGACCTGTTTCAGCTCGCAGCTCTTTAAGATTGCGCCTGTATTGAGCCAAAGCTTTGTTAGTGCCTTGAATCAAAAGAGTATTTTTTTGAATCATGGCCTCATCGCCAATCCCAAAAAACTTGGCAAACGCATCTGCCCCATCACGAATGGTCTTCGTCAAGTCAATAAATCCTTCTGACAAATCAATCAGACCAGGCAGCAAATCATCCAAAATTTGCATCTTTAACCTGTCCATTTCAATGCCAACCTTTGTCAGGTTGTCGTTGAACGTTTCAGAGTTTTGGGCAAAGTTTTCACTCAACTCGAAACCAAACTCATCCAAAGCTTCTGAGCCACCGTTTAACAGCGTGATCATTTTTTGACCAGAGCGGCCAAAAATGTCCATTGCAACAGCAGCTTTCTCAGGACCATTGGGCAAATCTTGGAACCTATCTGCAATGTCAGAAAGCAGCTGATCAGAGTCCTTAAGAGTGCCGTCCTGATTCTTTACTGCTACCCCCAGCTTTGCGTATGCGTCGGCATAGGTCGCAACGCCCTCTGACGCCTCAACCTGCGTTCGTGCCAAGGTCCGCAGACCTGTTTCTAGATCGCTCTGACTAACATCAGCCAACTTGCCGGCGTTGACATAAGCCAACAGCTTGTCAGCAGCAATTCCGGTCCTAGTGCTCAGTTTGCCAAACGCATCAGCGGTATCAATCGCACTCTTGCCAAGAGCAACAATCCCGCCAACAGCAGCGATTGCAAACAACCCTTTAAACGCCAACCCAACGCCACGCACGGCCATGCCAAGGTTTTTGGCCTTGCCCTGCACTCCTTGCATGGAGTTTCCAAGGCGTTTTATATCGTTTGCACCAGTTGTTTTGGCGCTGATCAGCATCCCAAACTTGGCATTCATATCACTTGCTCTCCTTGTTCAAAATTTTCATGGCCGCCGATTCCATGATTTGCAAGTCCTCTAGCACGGCTGGCGCATTCTTGACTTCATACAGTTTAAACAGCCATTGCACAGCTGTATAGTCCAGCCCGCAAACGCCAGACATTGTTGTACGCCACTGGGTTTGGCAACGCAAGAACATCTCAACAGCAGGCCAATTTTCCTCCCATACTTCAAAATGCTCTTCTTTTACCTCAGGCAACACCAACCCAAACGCCTTGGCGTCTGCCTTTAACTGGCTTTGGTCTCCGGGACCGCTGAACAGATACTCAACGGCCTCGCTTAGTTTTTTCTCTTGGCTCCCTGCTTGCTTTCCAAATAAGCCCCAGCAATTGCCGTTGCCATCATCGGCACATCCAACAGCTCATCTCGTTTTGTGATGCTGTACGGCAGCTCTTTGCCATCCTCGTCCTCAATACCAATCCACCCCATCATCACTTCACGGGCAATCTCAACATCCGTCAAATTGCCTTCTGAACTCAGCTCTGCAATCTCTAAGAGTCTGCTCTGCGTCAAGTCTTTGAACTCAACATCAAAAGTGACCCGTTCGTGTTTGCCCCCATCAACAGGAACATCCACAGAAACAGGCCACTTGTAAGTATTTGACTTCTTAAGGACGAATGCCATAAAAAAGGTGATTCGCCGTCAGACTAGCGCACCATTAAGTACAAACAATGCTGTACTCATTGTTCCCTGCAGTTGTTGGCGTTGCGTTGTAGGGCAAGTTCAACATCTGGATGCCGTCAGAATCTGAATAGGTTGGTGAACCTAGGTCAGTTTGTGGGGCGCTGAAGGTGACAATGTTGCCAGCCGATTGACCGTGCTGGAACGTGTTTGTCCCGGTACTGCTGCCAGTGGCATCAGTAAAGAAGTTATGCGTGGCAAGCAACTCAGCCTCAAGCACAATCGTGCCATTAGGCCGGCGATCAGTAATCAAGACCTCTTTAGTGCCACCAACCAGTTCGCGGTAAACAGTCGTATTTGACTGATCAAAGCTAAAGGACTGCAACGCACCTGCGTAGCTAAACAAGGTAAAGCTTGTAGTGTTGCCGTTCTTGAAAATGACTGGCGTGGTTTGGTTTGCGTAAGTTGTGCTTGGGTTTGCTGTGTCAGTTGGCGCGTTAAACAATCCCGTCATCGTGAAATTAATCACAGGGATCTGCCCAACTTCGCCTGTGATTGCAAAGCTGCCACGGCAGCCAGTCAACTTGTGACGAACTCCATCGACGAAATACTCAAGAGTGCAACTTTCAAATGATGCACTAATTGGCGCATAAGTGACCGATGTGCCAGCCGCCACCGTTGCCGAGTTGCCACAAGCGCGAATAATTGCATCCCATTTAGGTGCTGTGCCTGCAGCCCCAGAGCCTGCCAGCTCAACCTCAAACGAAATCTCAACCCGCTGATTAGCGAGCAAAATGTCGTAGTTGCCCATATAGCCACGGATCAACTCACGCTCAACAGCATCAGCCTGTAGCGGAGTGATTTCCATGTTGCGGACTAAAACCGCATCAGTGCCTGCAGCTGTGGGGTCAGACCCGTAGCTACTTTCAATCTTCGCCAGCAATAGGCGTTGACTCGTCCTCAGTGTCATCGGTTACAACCTCAAAATTGGGGCTAGTAGGTTGAGCCGGCTGAGTCCGCTCAATGAG